AATATATATTTATTAACCAACGAGATGATCGACTTAATCTGAGCCTCTGAGAGGCCCTGACGACCTAATGCAATGATGTGTTTACTAAGTGCATCATTACGACCGTCACCATTTTTCATTTGCCACAGTTCCTGACCTGTCTTTGCCGGTAAAAGCCAATCCGGTAGTTGTGGAATAGTAGCAATATCATCAAATACTTCTTTACGTTCTTCACCATCAACTTTCAACGGAATGTAAGTACCTTTACTGTGAATATCAGCTTTGACGCCGCATGCTAAGATAATATCACGACCATCTTTATTCTTTTTGTCATATCGCCAGTATGTATGTCCACCGTGTGGGGAATAAAGACTGTATGTGACAACATTTAAGTCCTCACATATACTGAGAATCTGATCAAATAATGCAATGTCATCAAAACTAACATCGATGATACCGTCTGCGCATTGTCCGCCATAGCATGCACAATTCTTGATATCGTCATACTTATAAAGCTTATTGTCAGCCGGTACTTTACCTTCTTTGCCTTTGCGATAACCTTTAAAGATTAACGATTGCGTCTTGAGATCGTGCATTTTTTATCATCTCCTTTAAATAAGTCATTAAGAACGATTTCCTCGGCTCTAGTAACGCGCGTGTCGCCGTTGATCTTTTTTCTAGCAGTTAATTCGCAACAACCAAGAGTATGTGCTACGTCGGTATATGTAAGACCTGACTTATTAAATGACTCAAGATAACTCATATTATTTACCTCCTTTCATACAAATATTTTTAACTAATGACTTCCTAAATAAGATATCAGTGGAAGGAAATCCTCTTCGCTCATCAAATACATTCGATAAGCAGTACATTTCTTTGATCTCATTATATTTGAGAACTCCAGTAAATGTGCCGCTATCTACAAGGTTGACAGTTACTCGCTTATTGATATACCTATCTAATTTTTCATCTCTATGATTACATGACATATCATTTTCTCCTTCTGACGTAACTACTATATATGCACTAATAATGCCAAATATTATAACTGCTATTCCAACTATTAGTGCTATTTTATCCCCGATGCTCATTGCTTATCGCCTTTCATCTGATTTAATGCCTCTATTAACTGATCTATGTTGCAGCCTTCGTCATTACAAAATAATGTTAATTCCTGTTTTAAATGTGCGATATTTTTATCTTCACGTTCTTTCCAGTCACTGCAAGGAATTTCTACTTCAGTAAATCCCTGACAGCAATTCTCTCTGTTATCGCAGTTAAGACATGTCTGTTTAGGTCTCTTACTCTTTTCCTCATACTTTTTGATCTTGGCTATTGCGTCTGATGCTGAATTTTCTGTAAATATCTGATCAGTCATTGCGCTCCCAAAAATCTCATTTAATTGTACATAATTTAAGCCATCGTCAAGAACTGATAAATGGATCTTTTTTGCGCATTCCCAAGCATCGTTAAGACCACGTTCATACCATGCATCAACATATGCCGTGTCCATCTCAATAATGTCCTTATGCCCATCTTCATATCCTGCTTGGTACATTATTACTGCAAAGTCATGAATCTGCTTCTCTATCTTTTCATTATCCATATTAATCTATCCTCACTTCGTCAAATAATTTTACTACACAATCTTCACAATACCATTCACCGTCATACTGATACATATCCTCTGCTTCATCGGCACATTTTGCACATCTGGTGTCGTCCATATCATCACAACATTTATGGACTAACTTACTTCTTAAACAGTCTGCACATAATTCCTTTCCTTCGTACTGATAAAGTGGGTGCCATGCATCTGCATAATCACTACATTCGTCACACATCCATGCTTCCTGGTGTTTTGCTCCGCAATGATGACAACGATCACATCCTAGACAGTTATTCTCAATTCTTTTCATTTGTCACTCTCCTTTCTATATCACGTAAAAATCCACATTTGAGAACGTCAAGAGCATAGTCTATAACTGCAATTCGATACCATTTGAAATGGCTTAAGAATCTGTCTAACTTAGGATGCGCATTTGCAAACTTAACTAATTTTTTCTTCATTCTTTATTTCCCATCACTTTCTGGTATATAGTTAAAATAGTGATTACCTATTTGCATATATGGTTTACCGTAATATTTACCGGTATGATAGCCATCTGCCTTAAACCATAACATAGTTGCTGGAAACAGATCTCTTTGCTGTTTAGCAATTTCCACTGCTTTATAGCAATCATCATTCGGTATAGTATCTTTACTGAATGAGAATTGATTGGGCTTATATACTACCGTTTCTACTGTCTCACCGTAATAGTCACACCTATTTAATATAGTAGCAACTACCGCAACTTTACCGATAAATCCTTCTCCTTTGGCTTCTCTCATAGCGACTATTGCCATTATATCATCATCTGATAAGATTGGTTCCTTAGGTTCTGCGGACTCTTCTATAGTTATCGTGTCCTCAAATACTATAGTCGGCTCCTTGATGACCATGATCTGCTGTCGCTGTAGTTCAGGAATTGCTGCCTCGACTGCTGTAATATATGTTACATAACGTATCAATAAAAAAGCAATTATTCCTAAAATTACTATAATAATAGGAAATAACGTACGCGTTCGTCGTGTTACATGTGTCGCATGTGCTGTGTTTTTCATGTGTTTTCTCTCTCTCCTTAAACAGTATTTTAATTTTTTATTATAAAAAATTTACGCGCTAAAAAATATTTCAATTTTTTATTATAAAAAATTTATTCTTTTTTATTATATATTATTGCATTGCACTTGTAAATACCTTTTTAAAAATTATGATTTTGTGATATTTTTGTGATATTCTGATACTTACTGAACTTTTTGTGATACGCCTCAAACAGTATCAGTTATTAGGTTTTTTATATATAGTATCAGAATATCAGTCTTTTTCTTTAAAAAAATAAATAAATATATAATATATAAATAAATATATAGAATATATAGAATATATAAAAAATATAATTATATAGGGAAATTTACTGATATTTGCTGAACAGAGGCCTCAAACCATTACGGTTGACATTATCGAGCAGTATCAGTAAATCTGATTTACTGATATTTTTGTGTACAAAGTCTGATACTTTTATAAAATTATAAAAAAGTTTTTATGCGAGTGACAGTGCTCTTATAAAATTATAAAAAAGTTTTTATGTTTTTAATCGTTTCTTATATTATATGTAGTGTTGTTTACTTTTTTTATAAATGTGTATTATAATTGAAATAAGATAGGAGAATAAAATTATGCCAAGAGGAAATCCACAAAATTTTGACAAGGTTCGAACCAGCGAAGAGGCAAGAAAGCGTGGGCGTGCTGGCGGAATAAAGTCTGGACAAGTCAGACGTGAACGAAAAACCTTACGAGATGAGCTTTTAGCACTTTTATCTGCTGGTGATACTCAAAAAGACATGAATCTCGCTCTAATTCAGCGAGCTTTAGACGGTGATACAAAAGCATATGAGGTCGTTCGTGATACTATTGGTGAAAAACCGGTAGATAAGATCGTAGTTGCTGAAGTAGATCAGGCAGTTATCAATGAAGTTGAGGCGATGTTGAATGACGAGGACTGATGCAGTCAATTTTCTCATCAAAAAACCGTATAAGTTTGGTCATTTGCTTGGATTTACGAAGTTAAATGCAATGCACAATGTCTGGATGATAAAAATGCTCAAATCTAAGAAGGATGAGACATTACAAGCACATCGTGGTTCATACAAGACTACGTGTGTGTCCGTCATTTTAGCAATTTTGATCATTTTACTTCCTAATAAACGCATTTTATTCATGCGAAAGACCGATTCTGACGTAAAAGAGATAATTAAGCAGGTTCAAAACATACTTTTGGACCCTCATACTCAGGTTTTTGTACAAACTATCTATGGTGTGAGCCTTAAATTGACAGTTGCAAGTGCTACTGAGATAAACACTAATCTGACGACTGATGTCAAAGGTACATCTCAATTGGTTGGAATCGGTACCGGTGCATCTCTTACCGGTAAACACTTTGATATTATCTTCACAGACGATATTGTTAATGTAAAAGACCGTACGAGTAAGGCTGAGCGAGATCAGACTAAAATCATTTATCAGGAATTACAAAATATTAAGAATCGTGGTGGAAGAATCTTCAACACTGGTACACCTTGGCACAAAGATGATGCATTTAGTCTTATGCCGGATCCTGAAAAATGGGATTATAAGCAAACTGGTCTTATAAGTGATGACGAGATTGAGCATATTAAGTCACATATGACAAATTCGTTATTTGCTGCCAACTATGAACTTAGACATGTGGCTGCTGAGGACGTACTTTTTTGGGATCCTCAAACTGGTGGTGATCCTTTAATGATACAGCAAGGTGATGCACACATCGATGCAGCATATGGTGGTGAAGACTGGACTGCATTTACTATTATTAATAAGCAATTGATCGACGGTAAGTACAAATACTTTGTTCTTGGTAAATGTTGGAGAAAACATGTTGATGACGTGATAGATCAGTGTGTCGCATTGTATAATAAGTACATGTGCAATAAGTTGTATAATGAGACTAATGGTGATAAGGGCTATTTGAATAAAGATCTCAAAAAACGAGGTGTTCGTTCAATCCCTTATCATGAAGATATGAACAAATTCCTTAAGATTTCGACATATCTTAAGAATGTATGGGCTGATGTGATATTTGTGAATGGAACTGATCCGGATTATATCAATCAAATATGTGATTATAATGAAGATGCCGAACACGATGACTGTCCGGATAGTTTAGCATCTTTAATAAGAAAAAAGTGGGGCATGAAAGTGCACACTGAAGAAGAAAAAGCCAAACTGATGTTCTTATAGGAGGTATTATGAAAACTTGGGAAGATTTACGAGATGCAAGTGACAAAATAGCATTCATACGAAGTGCAATCCTTGATTATCAAGGCAGTGAACTTTATATCAATGCATCTAATGGTTATGAATACTTCAAAAAGCGAAATGTGACAATATTGAAGTATCAGAAGTTACTTTATAAGATGTCTGGTGAGGTAGTACCGGATAACTTTAGTGCAAATTATAAGTTCTGCAATGGCTTTTTTCCTATATTTGTTAAACAGGAAAATGCTTTTTTGCTTGGTAACGGTGTTACATTCAATGAAGATTCCACCAAAAAGAAATTAGGTGGAGACATGTTTGACAAGGAACTTTATAGTGCAGGTGAATATGCATTATGGGGTGCAGTTTCATTCTTATTCTTTAACCTTGATCACATTGATGTATTTAAGGCTACTGAGTTTATCCCTCTATTTGGTGAAGAGGACGGTGCATTACATGCAGGCATCAGATTCTGGCAGATAGCACCTAATAAACCACTTCGTGCTACTCTTTATGAGGAAGATGGTTTCACAGAGTATATCTGGAGGACTAGATCCGATGACGATGCAAAGCAAAGCAATGGTGAAGTACTCAAGGCAAAGCAGACATATAAGCAGATAGTGCAGGAGTCCATCGCAGATGGCGTAGAAATCTTGGAAGGTGAGAACTATCCATCATTTCCTATTGTGCCTCTGTGGGCTAATAAGGAGCATCAGAGCGAACTCGTCGGTTTACGTGAAAAGATTGATGGATATGATCTTATTCAGTCCGGATTCGCAAATGACCTTGATGACGCGTCTCAGATCTATTGGACAATAACTAACGCCGGTGGAATGGACGATGTCGACCTTGCTAAGTTTATTGAACGTATGAAGACAGTCAAGGCTGCAGTAGTTGATGATTCCGGTAGTAAGGCTGAAGCACATACGATGGAGGTACCTTATCAGGCTAGACAAATAGGACTTCAGGAAATTCGTGATAGTTTATACCGTGATGCGATGGCTTTGGACACTGACAAAATTACAGCAGGAAATATCACGGCAACTGCTATTGAATCAGCATATGAAAATCTTGAACTTAAATGTGACGGATATGAGTATTGTGTGACTGACGCAATTAATTCAATATTAGCATTAGCCGATATCGATGATTCGCCTACGTATCACAGAAGAAAGACTACTAACCAGCCTGAGATCACTAATATGGTTCTTGCTGCAGCACAGTATCTTGACAATGAGACTATACTTAAGCATTTGCCTTTTATCAACATTGATGAAATTGATCAGATATTAGACAATGTAACTAGAGAAGAGGCTGATCGATTTGCTAATGTGGAGGACGTAAATGGACGAGGCAAGGAAATGGACGGACAAGCAACTGACGAAGATGGAGAAGAAGGTCAGTGAGATTTATACTGAGGCTTATGACGACATTTCAAAAAAGTGGAATGACTTTATGAAGTCTCACTATCCTAAGCTTAAAAGTGCTAATGATAAATTACAAGAGGCGTTAAAATCCGGTAATAAGGATGAAATTGCTGAGGCTAAGGCTCTGTATGAGCGTACTGCTAAAAATATAACCGTTAATAATAGACGCTTTCAAAGCATGAGTGACGACGTCGCAGCTAAGCTATCTCATACCAATGAGGTAGCTTTGTCTTATATAAATAATAAAATGCCTGCTATTTATACGAAGAATTATAATGCATTCGGTGACGAAGTGATTGACGGTTATAGTTTTTCATTAGTTAATGAAGATGCAGTGCGAGTTTTAGCTATATCTGACAAAGCACTATTACCGTCAAAGAAGATTGACATCCCAAAGGATATGCAGTGGAATAAAAAAATGATCAATTCACAGGTAATGCAAGGCATTATTCAAGGTGAGAGCATTCCTAAATTAGCCAATCGTCTTATGAACGTTACAGATATGGATAGAGCATCAGCGATTCGTAATGCAAGGACAATGACTACGGCTGCCGAAAATAAAGGACGTCAGGATAGTTTTAAACAAGCACGATCTGATGGAATTGTCATGAAACGTCGTTGGGTCGCCACTAATGATGAGAGAACTAGAGCATGGCATACTGATCTAAGTGGTGTAGAGGTAGATATTGATGAGCCGTGGCAAAATGACTTTGGTGAAATTATGTTTCCGGGTGATCCTAAGGCAGATCCGTGCAATGTATATAATTGTAGATGTGCAATGAGAGCTGTCATCAAAGGATTTGATTGGGGTCAGTCTAAAAATGATGATGAATTATTACCTATTGTAGACAACAAACCACCCACACAAGAAGGCTTGGAGTTATATGCGTCATTTATTAATGCAGGTGATCTTAAACCGACATACACGTCTGCAGATATTCATCGTTTTGCCGGATATAATCCATTCGTGGTTGGTGAATACGATGCTGCCAAGGCTGATATAGAAAAATTAAGAGCACTTGATACTGTGTTTGTACCTGCTAAGAATGAGGGTATTAAGTATAAAGGTTCATCCATGACCAAAGAAACGATCGATCGTCTCAATGGACATAAAGATTTACGGCATTCATATTCATCTACCACATTAGATAAGACAGTCGCTAGAGATTATGCTGATCGTGCATATGATATAAATGAATGGAGTGAAGATGTTGTTTATCCGGTAATTGAAACGATTAGAATTGATGACGGTGTTCCGATAGCTAATACTCTTGAAATTCTTGGCGAGGGTGGAATGAGAAACTTTGAAAAAGAAATTACTATAGGACGAGAGACTATATGGGAATACGGTAAATTTGAAAAACATGGTTCTGACGATGACGATATTTATTATACTGTTGACGTATTTATAAAAAAGAGGAAGTAGTATATGAATTTTACAATAAAGAATAATCATATCAAGGAACTATTGAATCAATTAGACGAGCGTGCACCAATAATTCTTAAGGCAGTGGGAATTGAGGCGCAAGGTAATGCCATTGACGAAATTACTCGGTTAAGAGCAGTAGATACAGGTCGTCTGAGAAACTCTATGGACTATAAAGTCAATGATAAAACTGTATATATAGGAACTAATGTAGAATACGCACCATACGTGGAATTAGGGACACATAAGATGGCTGCAAGGCCATTCCTTAGGAACGCTATATTGAATTATGCAGATGATTATAAACACATAGTAAAAGAGGGCCTTAAATAGGCCCTCTGCTTATAATCTTTCTACATATGTTATACCTTGAAACATGAATACCACCATTGGTAATGCATTTAATTTGATACAACTTTGAATTGCTCTGCGAAGATCATTATTATTGTTATAACAACCTTCATTGTCGTCAACCCTTGCATACTGATAACCAGTTGCTAAAAATTCAAGTAAGTCGTTCTTTAACTCGCGGTTATAAACTTTTTTCTCCTTTCCTTCAAGAATTTCTTCTTTGGTTGTTTCTGTAAATATCATACTTAAGTCCTCCTTGCCATCGTAACCTCCGTGGCGGGTAATTAATTAGATTTCTTCGTTGCTGTTCCATGCGTTCCAAACTTCTTCGGTCATGCCTCCATCTTCAAGCCACCATTTCTTTTCTGGTTTGTAGCCCTTTTCTTTGAGCCAATTGAAGATTTCAGTTTTGTCTAAAGTTAAGTTGTGCATGAATCTTCCAAGTGTATCGGCCATTACATAAGAGGTAAGATGTTTTTCGGTATTATCGGTAATCTGATATACGTCGATGTGTACGCTTAAGCGACTACCGTCTGGAAGATCTTTCCACTTCATGTATCTTCCTAAGCCCTTGGTCTGCCAGCCACACTTGCGAAATACGCTAAGCATCTCAGATGCGTTCATTTTTCTTTCACTCTTTTTTAAAATTTCTAACATCTTGATTCCTCCTTTGGTGTTGTAAGTGTTATCGCCTCACTTTTAATTTGTTAGTGTTTAGTTACTTTTCCGTAGACTCCTTCGCTGTACCATCTGGTTGCGATTTCATCTGCGATTGTTTCTTCGGAATCTTTAAAGGTTCGTGCCCAACATTTTTCTTTTGAATTCCATTTGAATCCGAGACCTTTAAGTGTTTCCTTAATTCCGAAGGTGTTGCCTTTGAGTTTTACCTCTATCATATTAGCTACCTCCTATAATTATATTATCATATTTTACGTCATTTGTAAACAATTTTTTATAAAAAACTTTTTATATTTTACATTTTTTATAAAAGAATTTGCATATTTATCTTTTTGATAAAATATTTTATAATGAAAATAGAGGATGAAAGCATCATCCAAACGTATAAAAATCTAATGTCAAAGCAATGACACCGAAGCAAAGGAGATAAGCAAATGTCACTAACTCGAAAATTTTTGAAAGCAATGGAACTGGACGACGACAAGATTTCACAGATCATCGATGCTCATCAGGCAACTATTGATGAGATTGCCGGTGAACGTGATAAGTTTAAAGCAGAGGCTGAGAAGTTTAAGGCCGACAGCGAAAAACTTTCATCTGTGGAAAAGGATCTTCTCAAAGCAGAAGCAAAACTTGAGGATGCAGAGAAAGTATCTAAGAAGTATGATGCTTTGAAGGAAGAGTTCGACAACTACAAGAATGATGTGGATGCCAAGGCTACTCAGTTAGCTAAGGAAAAGGCATACAAGGAAGTTCTTAGAGAGGCTGGAGTATCTGAAAAGAGGTTTGATTCAATCGTGAAGGTATCTGATCTTTCCGGTATCGAGCTCGATGAGGAAGGAAAAGTCAAGGATTCAGCTAAGTTGCTCGAAACTGTTAAGAGTGAATGGGCAGATTTTATTGTAACAGGTGGTAAGCAAGGCGCAGATGTTTCTAATCCACCCGCTAGCACAGGCGGCAGTGCATTTGAGCAAATGAGTCTGGCAGAAAAAATGGCTTATGCTAATGAAAATCCGGACAACGCGGAAGTTCAGGCATGGCTTAAGTAGAAAAGGAGAAAAATATGTCAGTTTTTAACAGTAAGTTTTGGAACTCACAGGTTTTTCAGAAGTATCTGGAAACAGTTCCTCGTACAAAGCAGAATGCACTCCTTAAGAGTGGTGTTCTTCGTGAACGTGCAGACCTTAAGAAGTTGCTCGTAGATCAGGTTGGTGGTAACTACATCAACGTTCCTATCGTTGGTAGAATCGGTGGAAATGTTCAGAACTATGATGGTGATACTGATATCACTGCAGATGGACTTGGAACTTATCTTCAGGCAATGATCGTATTTGGTCGTGCTAAGGCATGGCAGGAGAAGGATTTCACCTTTGATATTACCGGTAAGGACTTCATGGAAGAGATCGCTAAGCAGGTTGCATCTTATTGGGATGACGTTGATCAGGCAGATCTCCTTGCAGTACTCGCAGGTGTCTTTGGTGTAACCACTGATAACTTCTCAACTGATCATACTCTTGATATTACTGCAGGTTCTGGTTCAGCGGCTCTCGTAGGACCTACCTCTCTTAACAATGCTATTCAGAAGGCAGCTGGAGCAAATAAGAATGCATTCTCAATGGCAATCATGCACTCACAGGTTGCTACAAACCTTGAGAATCAGCAGCTCCTTGAGTACTGGAAGTACACCGATGCAGATGGAATTCAGAGACCTACCAACCTTGCATCTTGGAATGGCAAGATCGTTCTCATCGATGACGATCTCGTTGATACTTCCGGATCTGATCCCATATACACTACCTACATCCTTGGACAGGGTGCAATCGATTTCTGTGATTGCGGTGCTAAGGTTCCTAACGAGACTAAGAGAGATGCTCTCACTGATGGTGGTATCGATATGCTGATCACTCGTCAGAGACATCTTCTTGCACCTGTTGGTTTCTCATATGTAGACACCACCAAGGTATCACCCATGGCAAGCGATCTTGCAACTGCTGCAAACTGGGCACTCGTTGCTGATAATACCGGAAACGGACATTATCCTACCAAGGCAATTCCTATCGCAAGAATCAAGTCTCTTGGATAATAAGGAAGTGCAGCTATGAGTATTGGCGCTATTGAATCAATGAACACTCGAAAGATCGCAGATATCTCTAAACAGGTCTTCGAAGTAGTCATTACCGATGGAACAAGAACAGGTGTTCAGAAGTTCGATCTTTCAGAGCTTGAGTTGAAGAGGTATTAATATGACATACACAGTCATTGCTGATTTTAGAGATCTTCGTGATAATGGTTATGAGTACAAAAGTGGGGATATTTATCCCCACTCAGGTACTGCAGATCCTGATAGAGCAAAGCACTTAATGACATCTACACCTCAGAGAGGTCCTTTGATTGAAGAAGTCATTGAGGAAATCAATGAGGAAGTCATTAAGAAAGCAAAGCCTGTAACGAAGAAAAAGCAGGAGAAATGATATGATAGGCGAAATTTGTGCAGAGATTAAAAATTACTTTACGTATGATGAAGATAAGCATATTGGTGATTGGGTAATTTCAAACGGGCAAATTTCGCCTATTATTGATTTTCCAACCGATTACATCCGTATCGTAGGTAGTAGACTTAATGATGGAGTACACGAGAAAAATAAAAACGGTGTCTTCGATTTAGTCGATGAAGAATTTCACGGCGGCATTTGGATCATGTCTCCATCAAAAGATTTCTTAAACATAGTCAAAGAAATTAGTGATTGGAAAAATAAGTACTTAAACGTAGATTCTCAAGCAATGTCACCATTCACTAGTGAATCTTTTGGCGGTTATTCTTATAGTAAGAGTGCCGGTGGAGATGCAACCAATGGAAGTGCTGCATCTTGGCAGAGCGTCTTTGCTTCAAGATTAAATCAGTGGAGGAAAATATGAGTCTATTATCCGACGTAATGGAAAAATGCACAATGCTTGATAAAACGACTGTTGCAGATGGTTATGGTGGATTTATAACTAAGTGGACTGAAGGTGCCGAGTTCAATGCAGCTATTACGTTAGATACATCCGTAGAGGCAAAAAGGGCAGAAAAAGAGGGCGTAACAGGTCTTTATACTGTCACTACTTCAAGGACCTTAAACCTACAATATCATGATGTATTTAAAAGAGCTAGAGACGATAAGATCTTTCGTGTAAAGTCAGACGGCGATGATAAGCTTACACCTAAAAGTGCTACATTGGATATGCGACAAGTAAGTGCAGAAGAATGGGAGTTACCGAATGGATAAGTCACAGGCATTACAAAAATTTTGGGAAGGCTTTGGCATTCCTGCATATGATGAAACCACGGTACCGGAAAATGCAACAATGCCATATATCACGTATGGTGTAACTACTGATAATCTTGATCATCCAGTCGCATTATTTGCATCAGTGTGGTATCATTCAACTTCGTGGAAAGATATTTCCATTAAGACTGAGCAGATAGCAAAGAGCATTGTAGAAATGCAGCCACCGTCAATTCAGTTTGATAATGGCAGATTATATATCGCAAAGGGTACGCCATTCGCACAACGTATGTCAGATCCGAGTGATAGTATGATTCGTAGAATGTATTTAAACATACAAGCCGAGTTTTTATCGGCTTATTAATGAAAGGAGACAAAAAATGGGAAAATTTACAGTAATTCCCGAGGACACATTTAATGCGTTACAGCTTGATGCAGGTGTACTCTTAAAGCGTTTCAATCCTGCAAATCCTGTAGCACCTGCAGATGAGGATATTATCTGTGCTACTACGGGTGGTATCAACCCCTCATGTGTACCTACATATAGTGACCTCGGTGAGGATGTTGACAACTGTCCTAATAACACTAAGGAACTTAAGAAGTTAGAAGGTTGGGAATGTAAGATCTCTACTACTTCACTTGGTACCAGCGCTGAACTTATCAGAACGTCACTCGGATGTGCCGATATTAATGCTGAGACAGGAGCAATCGTTCCTCGTGCAGATCTTAAGCAGAGCGATTTCAGTGATATTTGGTGGGTAGGAGATAGAGCTGATGGAGGACTTGTAGCAATTCAGCTCTTGAACGCACTTTCAACAGGCGGTTTCTCATTACAGACCACAAAGAACGGAAAAGGACAGACTGCTCTTGAGATTACAGGTCATGTGTCAATCAATAATCAGAAGCAGGTTCCTATGATTTTCTATTCACAGGATCCTACAGAGGATGTAAATTACAAAGTCACTCAGACTCTTTCACACGTAACAAGTTCTTATACTGATCACTATGTAGAGAGTGGACATGCGTTTGAGGCTACCCTTACTGCAGACAGTGGTTATACCCTCGGTAATGTAGTAGTACTTATGGGTGGCGAGGACATCACTACTACCGCATACACCGCAGGTACAGTAACAATCGCACAGGCAACAGGCGATATCACAGTCGTTGCTACGGCAGCAAATACTTAAAAAGGAGTAAATCAAATGAAATTATCGGAAATCAAAGGCGAGAAGGCGTTGGAAGCAATGGCTGATCTGATTGATCCCCTTGCAGATATTGCGCAGAACAAGATACTCGTTGGACTTTTACGAAGTAAAAATTATCTTGAAGCCATAAAAGTTGGTTTAAAGCAGCATAAAAAGGCAATACTTACTGTCCTTGCAGTACTTAATCAGCAGGATGTAGAGACTTACGAGCCTAATCTCGCTGAGATACCGGTAATGTTGCTTGAATTACTCAATGATAACGAACTCGCAAACCTTTTTTCATCGCAGGTGAAGACAACGGAAGAGACCTCTTCTTTACCTGCTACGGAGAATACAGGGGCAAACGAGAAGTAACACCCTTTATGCGGTATGTTTTATCACGTTATAAATTATATCAGCGTGAGGAGGCATACCGCATTTATGTTACAGATGCACTGAAGGGCTATCTGGGATTAAATACGCGTCTATATGATATAATTTACCCTAAGATAGAAACGCGTACCTCAGAGAGCATCATAGAGGGCATCAGACGTAAGTTGAGAGAGTAAAAAATATGGATATATTTGACTTATTCGCGACACTGTCGCTTGATTCAAGTAAATATGAAGAGGGTTTGAATGGTGCTGAAACAACCGCATCCTCAGCCGGTGGTAAAATAGGTAAAGCTCTCGGTACAATGGGTAAAGTAGCAGGCGCTGCATTAGCTACTGCTGCAACTGGTGTAACTGCATTAGTAACTGCATCCACAAATGCATATGCCAACTATCAGCAGTTAGTCGGTGGTATTGATACTTTGTTTGAAGATTTAAGTTGGGATGTACGGCAAAATGCAGCACGCGCATTTGACACTGCCGGCTTATCAATGAATGAGTATATGGAAACCGCCATGAGTTTCGCAGCTAGTCTAAATCAATCTCTTCAGGCATCAGAAGGAAATATAGCTAGAGCCGCTGAAATGACTGATAAAGCAATCATTGACATGGCTGACAATGCGAATAAGATGGGAACGTCTATGGAGTCAATCCAGAATGCATATCAGGGCTTTGCTAAGCAGAATTATACCATGTTAGATAACCTCAAACTTGGTTATGGCGGTACTCAAAGCGAGATGAAAAGACTCATTGAAGATGCTGAGAAACTCGATGACACGTTTACTGCAATGCGTGATGAAAATGGCGATCTGACTATGAGCTTTGCTGATATTGTAAATGCAATTCATATAGTACAAGATAAAATGGGCATCACTAATACAACTGCCGAAGAAGCCGCCGGCACTATCAGTGGAAGTTTGAACTCAGTAAAGTCAGCATGGCAAAACTTAATCGTAGGTATTGCTGATGAAAATGCGGATTTTGGTAAATTGATGGATAATCTTGTCACTTCAGCATCTGCATTTATAAGTAATATTATTCCCAGAATAGAAGTAGCCATCGGTGGTGTAAGTAAATTTATTTCCGGTATAGCACCAGTAATTGCAGAAGCATTGCCTAAACTCGTTTCTGAAGTTGCACCCGCATTGCTCGAAGCTGCGATGTCATTAATACAGAGTTTAGCAAGTGTATTGCCACAGTTACTGCCCGTCATCGTACAATTAGCAAAGACGCTGGTATCGTCGTTGATGAAATACTTGCCAGATCTCTTGGACGTTGTAAAAGATGTTATTATCTCGGTGGTGGACCAACTTGCAGAATCTGCACCTATTATTATTTCTACTATAACAGAAGTTGTAGTAAAAATCGTAGAGAAGTTGCTTGATAATCTACCTTTAATCCTGGACTCCATTTTAGAGGCAATTACAAAAATCGCTGATTATATCTTAACTGAGGGTATTCCGAAGATTCTTGAGAAACTACCCGAGATTATTGTTGGTATTGTGACATTTATAATCAAAGCCATCCCCAAGATACTTAGTGCAGTAATCCAAATTGTGAACGAGATTGTACGACAATTACCCGTAATCATCCGAACACTCATTCAAATGATCCCCGAGATCGTGGTATCTTTGATTCCTGCTCTTATTGAGTGTATTCCCGATTTGGTGGTTGGTTTTGTAGAGTTATTTTCTGCATTTACTATTGCGGTTCCTTTAATCATAGTAGAGCTTGTTAAAGCCTTGCCCGAAATTATTTCGGGATTCATTTCTGCATTCAAGGAGCATGGACCCGAAATTGCGGTGGCATTCCAGGAAATGATTCCCAATATTTTGTCTGCGTTTTCATCCACTGAGACCGCTAGTGCAATTCAGGAGCATATCACAACATTCTTTACGAATATTGGTACTGCTATTTCCGGATTCTTTACTAAAATCGGTGAGGCTGTAGAGGAATTTTTCAGACCGGCTATTGAGAAAATAGTTGCAATTTGGAATTGGTTCGATGAAACCTTTGGTCCCCTAATCGATGCATTTAAGGAATTAATATCTACCGTATTTCAGGCTATTCAAATAATAGCTGAAAACGTATGGAATGCAATCGTTGAAAAAATCAAAGAAGCGTGGGATAAAATCTGGGAAAAGATTTCGCCGGTAATTGAAAAGATCAAAGGGATTGTGCAAACTGGTTTTCAATTTGTACACGACAAGATTAAAGAACCACTCGATAAGATCAAAGAAAAAGTACGTGCTGGATTTGAATATGTCTATGATAAGATCAAAGAACCACTTGAAAGAGCTAAAACAGCAGTATCTAATACCCTTGACAAGATAAAAGAAACTTTCCAAGGTCTAATCGATAAAGCTAAATCGTGGGGTCTTGATCTTATAAATAACTTTATCGCAGGTATTCAATCCAAGATACAAGCTCTAACAGATATGGTGAGAAACGTATCTCAAACTGTTAAAGATTTCATTGGCTTTTCCGAACCCAAAAAAGGTCCTTTAAGTAACTTTCATACATACGCTCCTGACATGATGGATTTATTTATGAAAGGCATTAATGATAATAAAGCTCATTTGCAAGATACAGTGGCAAGCGCATTTGATTTCAAAAATGTAATAACTGAGCCCGAAACAAATGCACCTGTTGGCACTAACAATAAGAAATTTGATGTATCTGGCAATAATTATTACACCATTAATGTTAATCAGCCTGTTTCTACACCTGCTGATATGCTTAGAGAAATCAGAACAGAGGCACAGTACGGATTAATGATAGGAGAGAGCTTGGCATGAGTGAGGTAATCGTTAAATTTGTAAAACCCGATAAAAGCACTTTTGTTATTAGGCAGGAGGGCGATTGGAGGTTTTTAAAAAATGGATTAGCTGGTTTTGGATTAGCAAACGGCCAATTGACGTATGTCGATAATGTAATGGGCGATGGCGGTGAAATAAAGAATGTGCGGTTGACAAGAGTTGACCGCACTATAAGTGCTGTTTATATGCTTAGGGAATACAATTCACAAGCTAGAAAAGCATTTACTAAATTTTTTACTCCTCGACTTACATACAAAATATATTTGACGTATATGGGTGAGACACGTTGGGCAGAAGGTACATTATACAAATTGCAGATGAGTGAGAATTTAGATGATGACCGACTGCTTACAGCCACAATGACATTTGCATTTGCTAATCCTCTTTGGAAATCCGTTGACGATTTCGGAAAAGACATTGCGGAGGTATCCGAAAGGTGGGGTTTCCCTTGGATGTGCGACATAAGCAAAAGTGGTATTCCTGTTGGAGTGTTTAACTTTGACAGGACAGTAAATCTTTACAATGATGGTGACGTGGCCACTTATCCAAAAGTCATTATCCTTGCGAAAGGTTATTGTGAAAATCCTATCTTTATAATAAATGGCGCTAGAGTAAAGATCAATTATATAATGCATGAGAATGATGAAATAGTCATAGACCTTGGTGCATTACCTCCTACGATTAGAAAGAACGGAGTCAACTTCTTTGGTCATGCAGATAAGTCTAGTGAATTTACAAAGATGTACTTAGATTTAGGCAATAATGTAGTATCATTTGATGCTGACAATGGTTCCGACAATATTGCAGTAACTGTTTACTTCAATAAAATGTATACGGTGATTTAATATGAATTATGAACAGCCTTTTGACATAATGGCATTAGATAGTAGTTATAATCTAGTTGCCATAATCGCATATAACAAGATTCAGTGGAATAGAAAATGTTTAGAGCCCGGTATATTTTCTATTGAATTGACTACGGAACAATATAGCAATAACTGGTGTTATATTTATAGTCCTCAAAGACGAGAGCTTGGTAGAATAAGCCAAATAAATATGACAATCAAAAATGAACTATTGACTGTTACAATAAGTGGAAAATTTATTGAGGCGGACGTAGATCGAATGATTGTCTACCCTAAACCTACATATGAGTATTCGGCTAGTCAGCCACACACCAGTATTGTCAATGGACCGTCGTGGCTTGGACAGAGTGGAGATGCAGATGATGTAGCAATGGCATTTTTTGATGCGTTTAAGACTATCACATATAGAGGATATGATGTAGGTGATTATACTGGTGAAGATTTAAAAGAAAGAACGTATACTTTGGACATAATTCATGGTATAATAGATTTAGATAATGGTTCTTATGTTAGAGCCGAGCATAATCGAAATGGTGAATATTTAGGACATAAGCTTAGTTTAATACTTAAAGCATCTAAAGCATTTTTCACAGTTGATTATGACCGCAGTACTAATGTAAAAACACTTAACATAAGACACGGTCGTGACTTAACGTCAGACAATGCACAAGGAAATAATCCAATAGTATTTGGTACATTAAATGGTACTATTGCTAGCGCCGGTATAGTAAGAAGTACGACTGACACCAAAGATATTGGAATTGCTATTCAATCAAATGAAAACGAAACAGTTATATTAGTAGATGGATATGATGAAGCTATTGGTAGATTTCATAAAGTAGATAATCTTCCAAGCGTTTCTGATTACGCAGACGATCATGATTATCGAATCGCGGCACTGCAGAACATCACGAATGTTTTATCTGATAATGTTGATAAATTGAACTTATCATTTAATGTATTTGATGGATCATATGAATATATAACTGATTTTGATCTGGGTGATATCGTAACGGTCACAATTCCGGAAATAGATTTGGATGTAGATGTTCAAATTATAGGATGTTATGAAAGCATACAAAATGGAGTATGGAGTCTTAACATAGAATTTGGGACACCATTAAAAAGGAGGTAAGATTTAATGATAGGATTTCCCTTTGATAGTCTTGTTACCTATGATGAATTTGGTAATCCAATATTTGACAGGGCTGTTTCAAGTAAACCGCTTAAATCACTTATAGGAAAGCTGTTTACCACAGGAGTAATGCCCAATCCCTCGGATAATTTCCAAGTATTTGCAGGTACAGAGGGCATGACAGTAATTGTCCATGCAGGCTTTGCAGTAATCGAGGGAGGGCTTAAACTTGAAGAAGATAGCCGAACCCTTGAAGTACAGGCAAGCGATAGCAACTATGACCGCATAGATACTGTGGTTTTGAGATGGAATGGAAACGATAATGCAAGAGTGTGCGACCTTTATGTATTAGAGGGTACACCTGCCCCCGAGCCTGTAAGACCCGAGTTGACAAGGGCAGGCTCAATTTACGAGATTGGTCTTGCTGATATCATAATACCGAGAAATACAGGCACAATCTCACAGCAGAGGATAACCGATACGAGATATGATACTGATAGATGTGGTATTGTATCATCGGTATCAGAATTTGATACTACTACACTTTATGAACAGGTGCAGGCAGACCTTGCCGATTTTAAAGACGTAGAGGAGGCAGAGTTTCTTGAATGGTTTGATACCATTAAAGAGAAACTTGAAAACTTAACCCCCGAAGATTTAGGTTTTGGTGGTGGTGTATCACAAGACTCGGGTTTAGCAAGAACTGTAGCAATTACTGATTACGACCTTGTAAAAAATGGTATTGTCGCAGTTACTTTCACTGTAGACGTTCCTGCTAATGCAACCTTAAATGTAAATGCGCAGGGTGCAAAACCCATTTATTATAGAGGTTCGGCAATAGTTGCTAATGTTATTCGTGGTGGTGACACGGTAACATTCATGTATGATGGTACAAATTATAAAGTGCTTTGCATTGACGGTGGCGCAGGACACGAAATTGAGAATAGCGCAGGAACAAAGCTCACCCAGAGAGACGTAATGCAAGTTTTAGACGGTCTTGAAGCGGTAGACGATAGCACTAATCAGAAAACAAAAATCAAGATGAATTTACCGATAGTGTCAAGTGCTGATTGGAACGCTATGACCGAGCAAGAGAAAACGGCATACAAAGCATCACATTACAGATTTGGTGTTGAAGTACCCGATACCGAGGGAGTAATCAATGCAGAGTATATGAAGTTGCTTTGGGAAAATCCTAATACCACACAGGCTTTTGCACCGCAGACAATAACGCTTAATAGTGCTGATTATGACTTCTTACTTTGGATTACTTCGGAGGGTTCTACAATTTGTAGAAAAGGTCAAGTAATGAGGATAAGTGAAGCCGCAACTTCTGATTCAAGCTATACAATTAATAGAATGAGAACTGCTAATTATGCAAGTGATACAACTTACAATGTTCAAGACTGTAAACAACAAAATGCAAACGGAACACGAAGTTCTGTGAATACACTATTTATCCCAATAGCAATCTACGGCATAAAAAAGAACTTCCAATTCAAAGTCAATGCAATAGCAACAGACTTAAGCACAAGAGCAGACCATTGCTTTTTGAGTGATGATGAGACGAGTGTTGAAGAAGCTCTCGACAATAGGACAGTTATCATTAATTGTACTTCACCTGTGAATACTTCAACATTAAGAGAGATTGATTATCCCGATGGATTTAATCAAAATAATACGATGATATTAGGAACACAGGTATTGCACGTTTCTAACGGATATTGGTACGCACCTTTGAACTTTATGATTTATACTACACCAACAAAAATTGTTATATCTTCAGCAAATTCAACTACATCGAGCTTTGATAATAGACCTATGCGAATTGCCGTTTGCAAGGCTACACCAATATCATAAGAAAGGAGACCAATAACCAATGTCAGATACAATCATAATGTATGAAAACGGAAAAGCAGTAGGTGGTGAAGGTCATCCCACTAATGCAGACGAAATAACTTTCAACAATGAAGATACAGACCTTGTATCAGAAGAGGTTGAAAGTGCGATTAAAGAAGTTAATGCAAAGTTTGATAGAGGTAGTGTGAGTGTAACAACGGACGGAGTTAAAACAATATCACAGGTACTTGCTGACTTGTACGCATTAATTGATACAGCAAAAATTAGTATAAACTCTAAGTTTATACGTATAGCTGGAAATCAAGTAATAATCCATAGTGCTTCGTTTATAAATACTACAAATGGGTATTATACATTTGGTCAGTCTACCACTAATGGTACATTGATTACAACACAAGCTGCAATTCTTGCGGCTGGAGCTAAAACGTATTGTGCTTATGATGTAAACATTTCAAATAATACTATTGATGCAGCAAATATGGGAACTACAGTAAGACCAGCAGGTGAAAAATTTGCGATTTACTACTAATACATAACAAACATTTGTTAGTTCAACATTAAACTATATATCATAAAGGAGAAAAGACCATGAAAATTTACATCGTAACAGTAGAACAGGCTTATGTAACAGAGGACGGAGAAAAGGTACTTAAAGAGTATATGACCAATAAATCATATACAGACGTTCAGAGCGCAGAAAC